AGGCGACCGTAGACCCGGATCTTCTGCATACCTGATTCGCCTGCCAGTACAGGCTAAGAACCACCCCCCGTAGACATCCCTGCCGCTGAGGCGCCCCTGGAGGTGATGCAGAATCCGGCCGTATTCGTCACCCAGGAACACCGCGATATGGTTCAGGCCGGTGGACTTGATCGACATCAAGATCAAATCACCGCGCTGCAGCTCTTCATCCTCCGCCAGCTCGCGGAACCCGGTATCACGCCAGCAGCGGTCAAACATCGGATCCTCGATGAATGCCTGCGGATCCGTCGGCCGATCCCAGTCGCGCAGCTCAATGCCCAGCTCGTCCTGGTACCAGTCGCGGCACAGCGCCCAGCAGTCGTGCACGCTCCACACCCACTCGCGGCCCAGCAGCGGCGCCCGGTAACCGCTGGGTGCGCACTCGCCCCATTGCTCGGTCTGCGGGTTAACGATGTGCCAGGCCAGGCCCGAGGCCTCGCACGCGCTCAGGTCAGCCGGTGACGGGATCGCCGGGGTTGTCGGGTGGGAGTGCACCACCGCCAGCACTTCGTCAGCCTCGTCCTCAGCCGTGGCGTAGTCGTCCGGGTCAAGGACAAACATCTCGCCGGGGTTGGCTGCCAGGTTGCGGCATGGCTTGAACGCCTGCTCACCGTCCTGCAAGACCAGCAGGCCGCAGACCTCAACATCAGGCGTTGCCTTGGCGTGCTCAAGTGCCGCCGCTTTCCAGTCGTTCGTCATGAAAAAAGCTGTCCAACTCCAGGGAAACCACCGAACGGCAACCGCTCAGTGCCGCCGAACCTCAGCTTGCACGCGTCAACGCGCTTGTTGCACTGATCCTCGCCGGCGGTCCAGGTGGGGATGTTGGTGTCGGTGTAAAACTGCGTTCCGCGCACGTTGCCGCTGGTGCTGCCGCTCAAGGCGCTGGTGACCGTGAACGTGTTGGCCGTGACTGATCGCACCTTGTAGTGACCGTCCAGGAGCGCGCCGCTGGTGACGTCGAGATAGATGTAGTTGCCAGCCACCAGGCCGTGGCTTGTCTTGGTGACCGTGACGGTGGTGCCGCTGCGCGTGTACGTGCCGTTGGTGAACGATGCCTCAGGCGTGAACCCGCACTCGGCGCCCTTGTAAGCCCACTGGCACCACGACATGCACAACCGCTTCGGCGCACGCACGCCGGCCAGGTCGAACGCTGCCGCGCACTCGTACTCCACCACCTCGCGGTTCTCGTTGGCCTTGCGGTCCAGCCAGTACACCTCCCGCGGGAACTCAGCGGTCGCGTCTGGCGTGCCGAGCGTGTTGGTCCCGCCGGGGAAGTTGGCGCCATCCAGGTAGCGCGCAAGCGTGCGGATCCGGGTCAACCTGGCCCCGTCCAAGCTTTTGCGGGTCGTGCTCTGGATGATGGCCGTGATGTTGCCCAGCACGTTTGACGCGCGCAGTGTCGGCCGTGGCAGCTGCCCGCCGCCGTTCCACTCGAAACCCTCGGCCTCGATCGGGAACCGCTGGTATGTGTTGCCAGCCCAGATGATGCTGTTGTTGAGGTTCAGGCCGACACCGGAATGGAACCGCAGCACGTCGGCGCTGCCGTGCTTGCCGGTGAACAGCTCCAGCGTGAAGAGCTCGATGATCGCCGACGGCGAGGCCTTCTGCAGTTCTGAGAATGGAACGCTCATGCCGGCACCTGGCGGAAGGTCAGAGTGAAGTCATTCACCGCACAGCTCAGCGTCGCCTGCCACTCATCGCAGACGTACTTCCCGGCGCTGCCGCGTGGTGGGGTCCAGTCAAACGCCTCGACGCCACCGCGCGCCTCGAGGAACTGCAGGATCGCCTCCCGCTGCGCATCGGTCTGGTTCCTGAAGGGGAGCTCCCAGGTTTTGAAGTCGCGGTTCAGGCCCCAGCCGACGCGGTGCTCGTAGCCATCGCCGAACGTCGCCACCTTCTTGCGTGGCTTGCTCTTCTCCACTGCCTGCCGGCTTGGGATCCAGGTGAAGGTGGCCATCAGTTCCTCCGGTTCAAGATGCCGCCGGGCCGCGACTGCCGCACCAGCTCAGCCTGCACAACGCCCGACACCACTTGCGCCAGCTCGCGGCCGCTGCCTTGGTCGCCCTGCACGCTGCGATTGCCGCTGGCATCGACATAGATCTTGATGTTGTTGGTCCCGCCGCCGCTGCCGCCGGTGGCCGTAACGCCGAGCTTGCCATCGCGGCCGCGACGCAACGGGATAATCGCCTCGGGGCCGGCTTCGCCCATCAGACCCATGCCGGGCACGCCGCCGTTGGCGTAGCGGAACAGCGTGGGACTGGTGACGATGCCGCCCATGGCGAAAGGCTGAAGACCATCGCGGCCGTTAACGCCGCCGATGGCCCGCACAACGCCCGGCACCACCTGCGCCAGCTCGCGGCTGCTGCTCTGGCCGCCTTGCGCGCTGCTGCCGCTGGCGTCCACGTTGATCGTGATGTTGTTGGTCCCACCGCCACCACCACCGCCGCCACCGCCGCCGCCCCCGGTGACCATCACGCCGAGGTTGCCGTCACTGCCGCGACGCACCGGCAGCACCGCTTCGGTCCCGTGGAGCAGCGCCTGATACCCGCTGGTGGGGCCTGACAGGACGTTGCCCTTGGCGGAGCCGCCAGGGGGGCCGATAACGCCGCCGATCGTGCCAGCGATCCCGGCAAAGCCGCTGGTGACACTGCCTGCTGCACTGGAGACCACCGACGCGGCCGCGCCGCCACCGCCACCGATCCCGCCAATGGCGTTCAGGATGCTCCGCAGCACCAGCTGCTGGATGATCACCCGCGCCGTGTCGGCCAGCATCTGCGCGGCAAACTGCTTGAAGTTGGCGGTGCCGGTGGTCGCCAGCTGCACCAGCGCTTCCTCCACCCCTTGGATGCCTTGCGTCGCCAGCTGTGCCGTGGCCTCACGCATGGTGCCGATCGAATCGACGTATTGCTGTGCGCCCTCCCGGATGCCCAGGCCGATCCGGTCGTCCTGCCGGAACCGCATGGCGTCGTTGAAGGCAATCTGCGCCTTCGCGGCTGCGTCGATCTGGAGCGTGAGGTTGGCGTAGTCGGTGCCCATGCTCTGCAGGGTCTGGCGCAGCGTCTCGGCTTCCTGCGTGCTGCCCTTGCCGGTCTTGTCCAACAGCGCCAGCGCATCGCTCACGCCTTGCACCTTCGACCCGTAGAGCTGCTGCGCCTCCGCCTTGCGCACCGCCGCGTCGATCAGCTCCGGCCGTGCACCTTCCAGCTCCAGCGCATTGCGTGCCGCGGTCACCTCGTTTGACCTGATGATCGCCTCGGTCTGCTCCCGGAATTCGCTGCCATAGTCCTGCAGGAACCCGCTGTTGATCAGCTGCCGCAACTTGCCTGCCTGCTCCACCGCCCCTTTCGATGCCTCCTGCGCTGCCCTCAGCTCCAGCTCAGCGGACTGCACCTCACCGCGAGCACCCACCAGGCCGGGGCCGGTGGTGTCGAGGTACGGCTGGGTGGGTTGTGCGGGGGATGGGGTGGTGGAGCTGGGGCTGCCTCCGCCAAAGAACCTGCGCTGCGCTTCGCGGCGGTGCGGCTCCATCCTGGCTACGCCGCTTTGAGGGCTGGTGCCGAACGCATCTTGGCCGGAAAGGCTGGCCTTTGGGTTGCCTCCCAGTACCGTTCGATAAAGGGTCAGCAGGTCGGCGCCCTTGGTGGACATGCCGACATTGGCGAAGCGATCCTGGAAGTAGCGGACCACCGGCCCCTGCACTTGCTCCTCAAAGCTCTGGCCGCCGTGCGCGCCATACTGCCGCCGTTCGTTTGGCCCGAACTGAATCAGGCCCATGTAATTGCCGCCAGCACCGCCCCGCTTCGAAGTGCTGTAGGTGCCGCCGGTCTCAAACCCGATGATTGTGGCAAGGTCTAACGGTGAAACACCGAGCTTGTCCGCTGCGGCCACCAAGGCGCGACCTTGGCTGCCGGTGGCTCCCCCGCGTGGCGCGGCAGGTGCAGGAGCAGCCGCTGCGGCACTCGCACGGGTAGTGGTTGGGGCAACTGGCGCGGGCGCCACTGACGGGCGCACAAAGTAACCGCCACGTTTGAACTCGTCGAGATCCGGATAGTTTCCGGCCACAAGGCCGCGCTTGCGGGACTGGTGGAACACGTTGCCATCGCCTGTATAAACGCCAACGTGCGGGGTATCGCCTGGCTTCCCTGTCGCCACGATGTCGCCGGGCTGAAGCTGGCTCCAATCGCGCATCGTCTTTCCGGCGTTGCGCACCGTGTCCGCCCAGGCCGTCACCCCTGGCAGCGACACGCCAAGCGATCTGTAGAAGGCCTTCACCGATTCGGAGCACATATCCGCAACGCCTGTAAACCGCGCCGCTTCGGTAGTTGCCCTTCTGATCTGGTCGCTGTTGAACGCTCCGCCACCACCAGTCCCCCCACCCATCTGCCCGATCGCCGCCTGCGCCGCCGCATAAGCCTGCCCCGATGCGCGCTCCATCGCGGCGGACCGCTGCGCGACCCGTTCGTTCTCGCGTGCGGCATTGAGCTGCTGCTCCCGCTGGACCTGCTGCTCAGCAGCATCCCTCACGCCCGACTCGTTGGCGCGGATGTCGCGGAAGAACCCTGCGATCTGGCCCCGTGCCGTGCGCTCGGCGCCGACCACAGAATTGACCCACAGGTCCTGCTGCTTGTTGATCAGCTGCTCTTCATATTCGTACCGCTTGCGGATCGCATCCATCGCCAGCCGGTTCGTGGTCGCGTCCAGGTTCTGCCGCACCTTCGCGTTTGCCTCCATCAGGCTCCGCTCCAGGTCGGCGCTGGCCTTGGCGGTTTG